ATTCAACAGTTGTACCTGATATATTTCCATCATCTTCTATTTTTTGTAAACGTGGAAAACCAATAGTAACCCTTACACCCTCAGTATTTGTATCTGTAATTGAAACTACTTGTGGGTTTGTTGTAGTTACTGTAACTCCAATTGGTCTATCTCTTTCTGTTTCAGTTACACCTCTAATTTTTGTTTGATCTGCTGTTCCTAATTTTGGTATAAATGCAGGTCTTGTTGATACAGTTCCAAAATTAAAATCATTATCATTAGGTGCTGTATCAGATGCAGATTGTTGAAGTACTTGTACATTATTAAGAAATACATCTTTAAGTGCTGTTACATTATATTCATCAGTTCCTAATGTATGACCTGCATCTATAGCTGATGGAAAACCTGCTATCTGACCTTCTGCTATAACGTCTATCGTAGTAACAAATTGACGTGACCCAATCTCGCCATCTTTCATTTCAGAGTCGTAATACTTTAAACCTTCACCACCTCGATAACCACCAGAATAATCAATACCTCGCCACTTAAAATCTCTTACACTTCTAGGTAATGGCATTTTTAATTAACCTCCAAAATATACAGGTGCAGTATCAGTACCAGAACTGACCACAATAGAGCCAGTAAACACCTCTCCGAAAATCAGAGGTATGCAAACACCACTTCTGCTGACGTTTTGGATTCCACTAAATGAATAATTAACCCTTGCATCAGTTTCACTTAAACCCTGTGGTACATCACCTACTGTAGGTTGCTGTTGTGGAAATAGCATATTAGTAACACCACTTACAGCCATTGATATACCTGTTGTTAATAAAACACTACCTAAAGTTGCAACAATCGCTATAGAAGATGCAGCAGCAGCAGCACCACCACCTATAAATGCTGCAGCAATCCAAAACCATGCACCAGATACAATGGGTATCATTCTTATCTCACCCTCACTATGTACTAATAAATCATCTTTTGTTTTTACAACATCATTATTTATAGTAATTCTGTACATATTTTGTTTTAAATGCGGTTCTATTTCTGGATAATTACATACTAAATATTTATAAACATCTTTCATATTTTTTACATCTGCATAAGTAACATGCCAACCTACTAATTCTGCTAATCTTCCATATACTTTTATCTTTCTTAGTCCTTTTTCATCTTCTGTTCTTTCTCTATCTATAAATTTATTTTTTGTAAGCATAGGTTTATGTATTTCTGGTTTTAGTTCTATACATTCATCATTTTTTGGATCAAAAATAAACCAGGATAACCCAAGAAAATTACAGTTTTTTATATCTTCTTCTGATGCAGTTAAATCACTATTGGGGTGAGAATGGCATATATGTAATACAGTACCCATTTCTTCTGCCTTTGCCCAATCTTCTGGATCTATCGTAAAACTATTTGCACCTTCAACAGCGATATTTTTACAAGGATAATATTCCTCTTTCCCTTCAATATCTAAAACCAAACCACAAGACTCCTCTGGTAGTGCAGCTTTAGCGTGATGTAATGCTTGTTCTTGCCAATTGTTCATGCAAACGTACCTACAGATGGGAAATCTTTTCTAGTAATAATTCTTTTAGGTGCTGATCTATTTTGTAAGTCTAATGCAGATGCACATTCAAATTCTACAAAATTTTTAGATTCTACAGTTTTTCTATCTATAAAAAATGTTTGATTTTCATATGTATTATTAGCAGGTGTACCAAATGGATTTGTACCAGATTCAAAGTTAACATTATCTATATAACGTAATAATGTAGTTAGCCTTTTAAATTTTGCACCATTTAAATCATTTTTTGGTGTTGTTAGGTTTGCTTGTGTCATTAATGCAGTTACAGTTGACAGGATATTACTAATTCTTACAGTTGGTCTAGCTCTTGTTGTCCTGGTTGCTGCATACTCAAAACCATTTGCTTCAATAGGTATTCTTTGATATGTATTACCTTGAAATACAACATTAAATGTAGTGTTCATATTAATCCCATTATGAAACCTAGATACGTCATTACTGCCATGTAATGCAGCTACAAGATGTATCTCAAACAGTTCTATCTTTGCACTAGGGTTAGCCTTTTGTAGCTCTTCTGTAGGTATAGCCATTTATGGTTCAAACACCTCCTCAAATGTAGCTGTAATTGTTGCCCTGTTAGGTACTCTTATATTTTTTGTCCATTTCTTACATATAAATTGTTTTGCACCTGATCTTGTTACTGTACAGTTTCCAGAAGTTGTAGCACTACCACTAGCTGTTACTGTAAATATATTTGCACTTGTGAGACTAACAACAGTAAATGTACCATCAGATGCAGAGCCACTTGTAAAATCTATTGTTATAGAATCATTTGCAAATAATTGATGGTCAGTAATTGTTATTGTTATTGTTGTGTTTCCAGATTGATTATAAGTACCTGTTTTACTTAATGGTTCATTAGGTGGGGTATATGTAAATGATGCCTGATCTAATGCACGTTCATTTAAAAAATATTCAATAGTATCACTATCTGTTTCTGTAATATTATTCCATGCAAGATTATATATTTTTTTATTTTGATGTGCTGCAATGCCTACTAATTGCCTTTGTTCAAATCCATCTGCAAATTTTACTGATGTAATAGTAGGACTACTTTGCTTTTGTAATCCATAACTAGGTTCAATAGAAGGAAATGTTGCCATAATTATGCGTTAGATAATAAACCACCTGCACGTTTCTGATTAATTAATTCAGCTTGTATTGCTGCTGCTAATACGTTACCAAATTCATTAGCCTGACCTGTATTACCTTCAACAGAAGAACCAGAAGCATCTACAGATACATTAATAATTGTACTGCCACCACCAGATGATTCAACACCTAACTTACCATTACTACCCCTGCGTAAAGGTAAAATTGCTTCTGCACCCGCTTCCCCCATAAGACCCATGCCATTAGCCATAGGAAATAATGTAGGCTTTTTAACAATGCCACCATAAGCATATTTTTGTACCTGACCATCAACAAATGCATTACCATTTGCATTTTTAAATAAACTCTCTATAAAATTAGTAAAAGGTCTTGTTATTGTCTGTTGTATTGCTATACGTGCCATATCAGATATTATTGATCTTGTTAAATCTTTAAAATTAAGTTTTCCTGTTTCTACAAACTTCACTAAAGCATCTTCCATTCCTTTTATTCCTTTAATTACTACATCTGCCATAGATTCTTTTAAAGATTTGATGCCATCACCAAAAGTTTTTAACTTATCCCTCATTGTTTGACCAAATGACTTATTAATAGAATCACCTGCACCATCAGCACTATTTTTGATATCTTGAAAATAACTAGCAGGTGCGTTTGTTGTCCCACTAAATAATTCTTGTATTTTATTAAAACTTTCAGTAAACCTATCAGAAAAGCCTTTTGTAAAATCTTCACCTAATAATGCTGTTAAATTACTTTTCTGCTGCGTTTTAAATCTATTTCCTAAATCTTTTGCAATATTCCCAGCACCACCTAATAGTTTTTGTATAAAAGGTGGTATTTTTATACTGTCAAAAAAACCCTGTACACGTTGTGCTGCTGTTCCTAATACTCTAATTATTTCATCTACTAATTTTACAGTTGCAAATATTCCTATAGATATACCTCTAATACCTATTTCGACAGCGTTAAAAAAGGTAGTAAAATCATTTTCTGCACTAAACAATTCGCTGAATACACCAACAATAGTATTTAATGCAGGTAATAATGCATCTGCTAGTTGTTTTCTAAATCCATCAAACTGTATAGCTAAAACTGCTATCTGATCATTAAAAAACTCTGCGTTTTGTGCAAATTCATTACTTACTGCATAATTAAATTCTTCTAATGATGCTGCACCACCATTAAGTAGGTTTATTAAATTAGCACCTGACCTACCAAATATTTCCATAGATATAGCTGCTTTTGTTGCACCATTTTCTAAAGTTGCAAATTTATCTGATATTTCCCCTAATACTTGTTCTGAAGATTTTAAAGTACCATCTGTATCCCTTACAGATATTCCTAATGAATCAAAACTATCTTTATAAGTAGCTACACCCTGATCTGCTTCCCTCATAGACTGTGCTAATCTTCTTAACCCTTTATCTATAGTTTCCTGGCTAACACCTGCTAATTTACCTGCGTTTACATAAGCCTGTAATGTATTAGCTGCTATGCCTGTTTGATCTGACATCTTACCAAATGCATCTGCACTATCTATTGCACCTTTTACAAGACCTACAAAAGCACCACCAGATATAATTAAACCTAATGCACCGAATGTTTTATTAAGACCGCCCATTGCAAGCCTTAAATTTTTCACCTTACCTGTAACCCCTTGCATAGAGTTACCAAGACGTTTTATAGAACCTGCCCCTACAGTTTTTGCTGCTACTACTAAATCAAACTTTGCCATATTATTTATCTCTATTTAATGCCTGTAATGCTGCAGCTTCCATAATTTGTAGATTTTCTAGCATTGCAACAGTATCTTCTACTAAATACAGTTTAATCATTTCTACCACAGATGTATAGTCTAATCCAATAATTCCACTCATTCCTACACGCCATTGTGTCTGACACCGTAAGAACATTTGTACAGTTTCCCAATTTTGTAAATATACATAATAATTATTATCTATTTCTTTCTTTTCTACTTTTATACCTAATACTGCATCATCTTCTGCTGTTTTATCTATGACAGTAGAGCCCACAGCCCAATACTCACCTGCCCCTATTAGTTTTTTTCAAAAATCTGTTGATTTGATTCCATAAATGCAAAACCTACAGCAGTAGCAAAACCTCTTACCTCACATAACTTATTAAGGTTGGATTTATTAAAATCGACTTGTGTACCATCTGCAGCTTCCATATCTTCCCAACCTACTAATATTTCTTTTGTAACGTCAATATCATCTATCTGTTTATCTTCCACCATTTTTATCATTTCCTTAAATCTAGATTGAGTAATATTTTTAAATAAAGCAGTAAAGACTTCTGTATGTACAGTTCCATCTTTATTTACATTAACTTCTACTTTCCATTTATAAAATGGACTTTGATCTAAAACAAAAGGCATAAAAATCTAGTAACTATTTACTAGGGTATACCCTAATTTAGGTAAATACAAGGCTAAA